TCAAGATGGGGCCAGCCGGGTACCCCTGCGCGATGCGGCTGCGCACCGTGCTGGGCTTGAGCGGCGCCCAGCCCGGCCCCTGCTGCTTGAAGTTCCGCTCGAAGGCAGGGGCCAGCACGTCGTCTGTCACGTCATCCCAGACAGGCGCCATGTTGTTCGGCCGCTCGCTGAAGCGGAGCAGGTCGCGGGCAACCAAGTCGTCGCCGTACACGTCGACGACTATCCGCATGTGGGCCTCCAGAGGGGGCGATGGCCGCCGCAGGCCCGTACGACGACTGTACGGGTCGCTGCGGCAGGGGGTGGGCCACCGCCCCCACCAACACCCGGCAGGGCCGCAGCGAGGCTGCACGGGCGACGCGAGAGGCGTCTGCGCCGGTACAGCGCAACCTGCCAGGTGGCGAAGCCTGCGCTCACCACTTGGTCTGCCACCCCACCATGCCACCAACGTCCACGGGGAAGGCCCAGCTTGGCTCCTTGGCGCCTTCCTCGGCATCTGCTTCCACGGCACCAGCCAGGCATTCGGCGGCGGCTTGCACTGTCATCGCCAGCATGCCACCGCGGCTGTCTGTGCCCCAGAAGAGCTCCTGGTACTGCTGGTACGCGCTGCGGCTGCTGTTCACCTGCTCGGGGAAGTACGACAACTCCACCAACATGGCGGCCAGCAGGGCCACGCCCGTGGCGGCCTGCGTGCGGATGTCTTCAGCCGTCGTACACGGCAGCTGCGTCAGGTCGCCGGTCTGGCCCAGCACCACTGCCGTGGCCATGGCCAGCAGCCGCTCTACCTCCGCCAGCGTCGGCCGTGTGTCAACAGACCACGCACCGGCTTCCAGGTCTGTGTTGTCCTGCGTGCGGGCGCGCAGCAGGGCAGCCACGTCGTCAGGTGTGGCAGGCCACGTTACGAGCAGTGGTGGGTCAGCTGCCATCTTGCCCTTCTGCGATCGGCGTCAGTGCGCGCACCACACCACGGCGCGACTGGCCGCCACTGGCCGTGTTCTCGGCATCGAGCAGCATGGCGGCCTTGTCGGGGTCATCCCCTGCCGCGTCCACCACGTCTTGGACGGTGGGGCTGGTAGCCTCCATCCACGCCACCAGTGCATCGTGGCTTGAGAAGTCCGGGCCGGTAGGCTCGGCAGGAGCCGCCACCGGCGACTCCTGCTCGACCTCTTCTTCCACGAATGCCCCGGCAGCCTCACCCGCAGCGACGTCCTCTGCACGCGGGATGTCGACAGTGTCGCCGTGCAGGGCATGCCTGACCGACAGCACTTCCTCTTCCCGCCCGTCCCGGTAGGTGCGTGTCTCACCTGTCGGGACGTAGTACATGAACTGCGCTGCGTGTATGGTCTTCCGGGCCATGGCGCTACCCAGCCAGCCCCGTGAACCGCAGGACCGCGAACTTGTTGTCCACGAACCACAGCGGCCGGACGCTGGACTGCACCCACGTCCGCTCGGTCTTCTGCTCGCGCCAGGTCTCCGTGCCCAGCGGCTTCTCGATGCGCATCTGCCCCACCTGGCGCTCCGCAACGCAGAGCGCCGTGCCAGCGGCCTGGCGCGGGGTGCTGTAGATGCTGGGGATGCCCGGCCCCTGCACGTTCGGGCCGTAGATGGCCGTCAGCTGCAGTGCTTCCTGCGGGTTCACGATCCACAGGTTGTAGGTGATCCCCATCTCCTCGTTCTCGGCTTGCATGTCTGCGCGGCCGAAGTCGTAGGCAGGGGACTTGTTCGGGGCGTCGGTCTCGGGGTTGTACGTCGACCAGTTGTTCCCGACGACGTTGCGGCTGTTGTCAGCCAGTGCTGCGTTGACCTCCGCGACGGCACGCTGGTTCAGCTTGCGCACCACCGTGTTGCCCAGCTGGCGCATCAGCTTCGTGAAGCCAGCGGAGTCGTTGCGGTCACGGGCCTCGTCGGTGACGAACGTCTTGCCGCCCCACTTCTCGACCTCTGCGACCTTGGGCGCCAGCTGCTCGGCGGTGACGAGCGGGAACTCCGAAGCGACAGCCACCTGCTCGATGTCCCTGTTCAGGTACATCTCGTTGGACTGGGCCTCGTCGTAGATGACAGCCCCGCCCGTGACGCCACCGCCCGACGCGAAGAGCCGGTCTGCGATGAACCGCTCGGCCGTCAGGTCCATGATCATCCGCGTGATGCGGGTGGGCTGGTTTAGCATGTTCTCCACCGTGATGGTGGTACCGCTGACGCTGGGCGGCCCCAGCGGGTGGCTGGTGGGCATGGGGTACGTGGTGGCCGCGTGGATGCGCCCCTCGCACCGCAGGAACTCATGCCGTTCCTTGTAGTTCAACATCTCCTCACCTCCTCTAGAACAGCTTGACGACGCAGTCCTCGTTGACCGCGGCATCGCTCAGGGCGAGGCCCTTGGCCACGCCGATGTTCGCCGCGATCGCGGCCTTGCCTCCGGCGCCCGCATTGATGAGCGAGCCTGCCGTGATTGCCACCCCTGCCGTGACAGGCACCGTGAAGCCGGTGCACAGCACGGCAGTGGTCTTGCCGACAGCTGCGTCGTGCTCGGCCACGCCCAGCGTGGCGTCAGCAGCTGCGGCGGCCGGGGCGATGAGGACGTTGCCACCAGTGGCACCGGGGTCCAGGCCCCGGCTGCCGGGGTCCTTCTTGCCAGCCACCTGGACGAACGTCTTGCCCACCACTGCCGCACCGAACGCCCGGCCAGTGATCCGGCTGGACGGCTCGTAGTACGGGGTGCAGAGGTTGGCCGTCTGCGTGCCCATTGCCTACCCTCCCCTCTTGATCTCGGGCAGCCAGTCTGCCGGGTACGCCTCCACGGTGGTGGCGTCCTCGGCAGGCGCGCTGCCGCGCTCGCTGACGGGGATGAGGCCTGCGGCCAGCCCGCCCTTGTCTGCAGCTGCCGTGAGCAGCGTGCGGGTTCCCTCCTCGTCTCGATCCCAGGCCGTGCGCCAGTGGGCGATGCGGCTGGGCGGGATGCGCCCCTCGCTGACCGCCGCGGTGATGGCGCGGTCGCGGTCCTCGGTCTGCTGCCGCACGAACGCCTGGGCGCCCTGTGCGGCCTGCTGGCGCAGCTGCCGGTATGTCTCCGGGTCCATCTGCACCATGCCGCTGGCAGCCACCGGGGCCTCCACCACACCAGCCGGTGCATCGGGGGTGTTGGTGGTGGTCGGCTGGGCCTCGGCGGGGTCGTTCGGCCCGCTGGGCGCAGTGTTGTCGTTGACTTCGGGGTCGTGCTCTGCGCTGGTGCCAGGCTGCTCGGCGGCCGGTGCGCGTGTGGCGGCATCGGTGTCCGGGTTGGCCTGGTCGGGCGGGGCAATGAACCCAGCCGATGCCAGGGCCTGGCGCACGGCCTCGTCACTGGCGTCTTCCGCCAGCCCAAGGCTGTTGCGCAGGGCCACAGGGTCGACCTCTGACGTGATGACTCCCACGTCGCGTCCCTCCTGTTGTTCTGGGCGGCTGGCCGCCCGGTTGGCGTAGACCGCGACCGGCCGACCCTTGGGGGCGGGCGGGAGTTCCCACGCGGCTGTTGCTGTGTCCTGCGCACCTGGCTGCTGCGACGCAGGCTTGTCCTTGTACTGCACCTTCACGGCGACGGGATCATTGAAGGTAATCTCGTCGCCCTTGGTCTCGAACGGCACCCGGAACAGATCGCCCGTGTCCTCGTCCTCGACGATGAGTTCGTTGGGATCCACGAACATGCTGCGGATCCACCACCAGAACTGGTCCGCCCCCAGCCCTTGGTAGTACGAGCGCCTGATGACCTCGGTGTCCACTTGAGCGCGCACACCACGGGCCTGGCGGGCCACTGCCTCTACCTCCTCCTTGGTCGTTAGCACCTGCACGTTGTCCGGACCGTCGGCGCTGTACAGCGCCTGGATGTCATCAAGGGTGCTGACGCCTGGCCACACCACACCCAGCAATGCCAGGTCTGTCAACACGACGCGCCAGTGGTGGCCGGTGTTGGTCTCCACACCCACAGCGGCCTCGATCGACCGTGCCGGGTATGCGCTGGGCAGCACGTCGGCCAGCCACGTGGGGATGCCGACGTAGTCACCCACCACCAAGTGGCCCTCTTGCTCCAGGCGCAGGTTCTGGATGGTGCCGATGGCAGGCTGCCCATCCTCCAGCAGCCCGATGCTGGCCATGTGCCCCAGCTTGAGCCTGGCCACCTTCACAGCGGGGTCGCCCTGTGATTCGACGATGTCGTTCAGGTCTTCCGTTGTGAAGGTGGCCGGGCCGGTGCTCAGCGGGTACTCGATGCCTGTCTGTACGATCTCCACGTCCCGCACCGTGGTGGTGTTGGGCACGGCCTGCGCGGCAGCGAAGATGCTGGCCCCCGGATGCTCCGCAGGGTTCAAGTTGCGGCCCGGTTGCTTAGCCTGTTGCGTAACTCTTGACACGGCAGGTACCAGCTGGTGGTCAGCCGATCTTGGTCTTGGCGCGGAACACAGCCGCGGCGCGAGCGCGCTCGATGGCGCGGCTCCCGGCACGGGTGTTCTCGGCCACCTTCCACGGGTCGTAGACCGGGAAGTCCCCGGCCCCGAACTGTTCGTGCACCCGGAGCTCACCGGCCTGCACCACCACCGTGTGCGGCCCCTTGGCCGTGTAGGTCAGGGTGGCCGTGTAGGCGCCCGGTGTGGTGCCGCTGGGCGCCGTGCCCTGCGTCATGGCGGCCGGTGGTGCGTCCGGGTCCGGCTGCACCTTGGGTGGCGCGTATGCCCAGGCGCTGACTGCCACCTGCATCTTGTTCCCAGGCACGCTGGCCAGGCTCATGCCCAGCCCGTAGTAGCCGGTGTTCTGCGCGGCTGCCTGCAGGTCGCTTGCGATGGTCACGGGTAACTCCTCTCTCCCTCGTAGACGGCGACGACAGTGCCGCGGCAGCGGGGGCCACCATCACAGTCGATGTAACCACCGCCCCCGTACAGCTGGACTGCCTCGGTGTGTGTGAGCTCGCGCCCGTCGATGTACGCGCAGGCCGGGCATGTGTTGATGTCCAGGAGCTCACTGGCATACATCTTCACGTTGGCGTCTTCCTGCGCTGCCTTGAAGACTTCGACCCTGGTGCGGTTGATGGAAGACTGCACCATGCCGCGCGTCTGGTCACTGGCCCACGGGGCCGACCGCCCCATGATGTCGTCGTACACCTTCTGGGCCAGTTCCCTGGTGTCGCTGATGGCGGCAGACATGCGCGCGCTCAGGCGCTCGGCGTTGCTGACCAGTGTGTCGCGGATACTGGCGCCGTACGCCACTGCCCCGGCGATGATGAGCTCGTCGAGGGGGCTGGCCACCACTATCGTCCCAATACCACCAGCGGTGCCCAGCCGGAAGTATCCCTGCCGCAGTAGCTCGCGCCAGGCGCGGTCACGGGCCACGTTGCTACTGTCAGCGATCACTGACGCGAAGGCCTCGTCTGCTGCCTTTGCGAACTCCTGCTCGTGCACTTCCTGGCGGATCTGGTAGAAGGCCTCGCCAGCTGCGGCGGCCTCCTCAGCACTGGCGATGTGCTCCTTGATCCAGTCCATCAGGTTCAGCTGCTCGTCGTGGACAGTACGATCTGCGTCAGCCTGCCCGGCCTCTGCATCGTCCTCTATGCCACTGAAGTCCACGCTCGCCTGGATCTCGTGCGGGTACGGCCTGCGGTGCAACTTGCGCAAGGGCATGCTGTACGGCGCTGTGGCGCCTGTGGTGGGGCTGGGTGGAGAATCACCCCCAGGCAGGCCGGGCAGGGGCGCAGCGGGGTCTGTGGCGGCTCGTACGGGGTCGGTACGACTGGCGGGCGGGTGACGGTGGCCCGCCCGCCTAGCCGCATGGCGGGCAGCCAGTGCGTTGTCGACCGCGGATGGGAGCTCTGCTGTTCCGAAGTCGCTGCGCTGCGGCTGCCCCGTCTCGTCACGAACGTACCCAAGGAGAGGCGTCTGTGCCGAGGCGGGGTCAACGTTCCACCCCCACCAATCCTCGATAAGGTACGGCACCGTAACGCCGACGACCCAGTCTGCGATGAAAGTCTGCTGCTCTGCGAACCAGTCGATGAACGATTGCCCGAGCGCCCTGGACCCTGTCTCTGTCTGGCCCAGTTGCATGAACATCATGAGCATGCTGCGGGCCATCTCTTCGTTGTGGAAGCGGATGCTGCCCAGCGTGTCAGGGATGGACCCCTCGGTGCCCACCAGCCGCAGGCGCGTGTCGTGGGGCACTGCACCGCCACCACGCTCGCCCACCTTGTACTCCTGGGCCATGGCGTCCAGTGCCTGCAGGTCGGCCTTGGTGGCGCCTGGCGGCCCCTCCACGATGGGCATGCCCACACCGTTGCGCTCATGCTTGATGGCATCCACGCGCAGCAGCCGGTCCTTGACCAGCCAGTTGCGATACATGGGGCGGAAGATGCTGCGCCCCACCCAGTTACCTGGGTCCTGGTCCCACACGTACGCCACCAGCTGGTCCACGGGGATTTCGGGCGGGGGCTGGCCTGCCTGGCCGTAGCCCTGCGTGATGCTGACCAGCCCACCGTCGTCGGCCACCTTGATCTCTGTGATGGTGCGCGGGTGGCGCGGCCCCAGCTTGCGGAGCCGCCACACCTGGCTGCCGTTCGGCCCGTCGTTGGTGACCTCGCCCACCTGCTCGAAGTAGAAGTGGCCGTAGTACATGGCCCGCAACAGCATGGGCAGGTGGCTGTACCAGTTCACGCGGCCGGTGGAACGGAGCCGCGCTGACTTGCTGCCGCTGGCCAGCGCAGCCCGTGCCTCTGCCTCACCGACGACGAGGTTCAGGTCCGCGGCGAGCAGGTCTGTGTAGAACGGGTCGCAGCCGTTCGGGTCGATGTACCAGCCGTACCGGCGCAGCGCCGCGGTGGCACCCAGGTACAGGCCCTGGCACTGCGCGTCGTTGCGCATCTGGTC